CCCCGTCGGGGCCTTTTTTATGCCTGAAAGGCATCAAGCACAGTACTATACTTGACGTAACTGTGCGGACTGACACCAAAAGGCAAAAAGTCAGTCCAACCCTTCAAAAAAACTATAACCATATAACAAAACAATATATAGTCACCTTACAGTGACATAAACACCCTAAACTAGAATCGGAGAATGAAAAATGAAACGATCAAAAATGAAGAAGCGAACTTCTCGGAAGCTCTTCAGCAAAACAGCCTCCAAAGTTCACAACAAGAATTACCCCCGCTCGATAATGCGCGGCGGATACAGGCTGTAGAAGATCTGCCCTCCTGGGCAACCTTCATTCCTAGCAGAGTCGATTACTCATGACCTGCTATTACCCCAACGACGCCTATATCTCAGGCGTCAGATCAACTGGTACGAAGATAATCTCTTTCGGCCTACCCAAACAAGCGAATCAAGAAACCTTACAGCTACAATGTGGTCAATGCTCAGGCTGCCGCTTAGACTATTCGCAACAATGGGCTATACGCATAATGCACGAGGCCCAAATTAACGAGGACAAATGTCAGTTCATTACTCTGACCTACTCAGATGAACACCTCCCATACGACGGCTCCTTAACTAAATCCCACATTCAAAAATTTCTAAAGCGCTTACGCAAGGCCTATCCGGCGAAAAAGATCCGTTATTACTACTGCGGAGAATATGGAGATCAGCTAAAACGTCCTCACTATCATATGTGCCTATTCGGCCATGCATACACAGATCTAGATATACACAACGAAGTGGAAGGCATATATACCTATGTATCACCAATTCTTGAACAACAATGGGGCAAGGGATTCTGCACGGTTCAAGACCTAACCATCGGTAACGCAGCTTATTGCGCCCGATATATCCTTAAAAAACAAACAGGTGAGAAAAAACATGAGCATTACGAAAAAGTATGCGAAATCACTGGCGAGATACGACAAATTCAACCGGAATATTCAGATATGTCCCGTCGGCCAGGAATCGCCAAAGAATGGTATGATAAATACCATAAAGACATATTTCCGTATGACACTACAATCTACAGAGGAAAAAACGTTAAAACCCCTCGTTACTACGAGAATCTACTCAGATCCACCGATTTATCCACCTTTGATCAGATCAAAGCAGACAGAAAAGCCAAAGCGCAAGATCACCTGGCAGACCAAACCCCCGAGCGACTACGTGCTCGGGAAAAAGTAAAACTCGCATCAATGCGTAACCATAAGAGAATCCTACATGAAACATAAACTATTCGCTGTCTACGACAGCAAAGCTAACGCCTATTTGCCTCCTTTCACACTAGCAGAAGAAGCAATGGCAATCAGAACTTTCAGCAACTGCGCCAACGACGAAGGCCACGCCTTCTGCAAAAATGCAGCAGACTACACACTCTTTAACATCGGCGCATACGATGACGCTAATGGACAAATTATCCCTAACACAAGTATCATAAACCTAGGCAATGCACTAGAATTCAAATCAGACGAGACAAAAACATGAAAAGCACAACTAACCATTCCTTTTCCAGAGTCCCACAAGCGGACATTCCCCGCTCATCATTCGATCGATCGTCGGGTTATAAAACAACAATTGATGCTGGCAAACTGTACCCATTCTTCGTAGACGAAGTTGTACCAGGCGATACATTTAATCTCAAAACTCATGCACTAGCGCGGCTCGCTACGCCACTACATCCAACAATGGACAATATGTTCCTGGAAACATTCTATTTTTTCGTCCCAAATCGATTAGTATGGGATAACTGGGAAAAATTCCAAGGGCAACAAGATAATCCAGAGGATTCCATTGATTATCTCATACCACAAATTAGTCTCGAAGATGGTTTCGAAGAAGGTAAAGTCGGCGATTATTTCGGCCTTCCTCTTAATAAGCCTATCAGCGTGTCAGCATTACCGTTCCGCGGCTACCGCCGGATCTATAATGAATGGTTTCGGGACGAAAACCTCGCAAACTCACTATTCGAAAATAAAGACGACGGCCCTGACGAATTCGATATCGCTATCGTCAGACGGGGGAAGCGTCACGATTATTTTACTTCATGCCTCCCCGCTCCCCAGAAAGGCGAATCCGTACCTCTGCCACTAGGCTCATTAGCACCAATCAGCAGCGACGGTACTAACCCTTTATTTAATACAGAAAATCAGGCTGACACATCATTGGAAGTCGGAGACGGTACCAGGGAAGTACTCATCGAAAATCCGGCATCTGGTCAAACTGAAACACTATACTTCGGTTCAAATACAGGTTTGCAAGCGGATCTCAGCGATGCGACAGCAGCAACTATTAACGAACTACGCCAAGCCTTTCAAATCCAACGTATGCTAGAACGCGATATGCGTTCGGGAACTAGGTACGTGGAATCAATCAAGGCACATTTCGGCGTAACATCACCAGACTTCAGACTTCAACGTACCGAATACTTGGGAGGCGGTAGCACTCCAATACATATATCAACTATTCACCAGTCTATCGACGATGATACAGGTCAAGAAAGGGGGCCACTGGGTAAACTTGCCGGAATCGGAACAGCTCAAATTAACGGCCATGGATTTACAAAATCATTCACCGAACATGGATTTATAATTGGTTTAATCAATTGCAGGGCTGATCTTACCTATCAGAATCAAATCAATCGTATGTGGTCGAGGGAGACCAGGTATGATCACTATTATCCAGCCCTTAGCCGCTTAGGTGAACAGGCAGTACTTAACAAGGAAATCTTCTACCAGGGAACAGAGGAAGACGAAGAGGTCTTCGGGTATCAGGAAATCTACGCAGAAATGCGCTATAAACCTTCCCTGGTAACCAATCAAATGCGGTCAGAATCTGCTACAACGCTCGATAGTTGGCACTTAGCACAAGATTTTTTAAATCTTCCAACCTTAAGCGCTGAATTCATACAGGAATTTCCTCCTATTGACCGCATTATAGCGGTACCATCCGAGCCACACTTTATACTTGACGTGTATCACAAGCTAACCTGCGCTCGCCCAATGCCAACCTATGGCACTCCTGGTATGATCGATCACTTCTAATGGGATTACTATCTACTATCACTGACAAAATCGGAGACGCTGCTTCGGCGGCTTCCGATTGGGTCGGGGGTGATAACCTAGACTTTCTAGGCAATATTGCCACTGGAGCTGCCAGCGCATATGGCGGTTATCAACAACAAAGGTCATCTGAGAAGATGGCCAAAAAACAGATGAAATTTCAGGAGAGAATGTCATCCACTGCCCATCAGCGATCAATGGCAGACCTTAAAAAAGCAGGACTAAATCCTATCCTCGCTGCACAAAAACCAGCCTCCTCTCCCGGGGGCGCAATGGGCCAAGCTCAAAACATACTAGGAGGCGGTGTAGCTACCGCCATGGCTAAACAACGCCAATCTGCGGAGATCAAGCAGATCACTGCCCAGACGGAGAACACACGGGCAGATACTCATAATAAAAATGCCATTAATGTCATAAAAGGATGGGAAGCTTGGGTTGCATACCAAAAATTAACTGCAGCCCAAAAAACGATGAAAGCAGGGCAAGCCCTTGCAAAAATCATCGAAGACACTCTCACACCTGAAGAACTGGCAGCTGAACCACCTGGCAATTCCACTGCTAAAGACATAAAGGCCAAAAAGGATTATCCAAAAAAATTAGAGTCAATACGGCAAACTGGTAAGGCAGTACCCAAACCATATAAACCTGACTCCGGCTCTTATTTCTCTGAACCTTACCAATCTGGTAAAAATTATAATTACAGGTAAAACCATGACTAAAAAGCAATCAATCACAAAGCAATCTCGCAAGTATGGGATAACATTCACCCAACCCACTAGAACACAACAGCATTTCCGAGAGGAATGCAATATTAATTCAATAATGAAACGATACCAGGCAACTGGCGTTATCAATCACATAAACAAATATGAGCCACATTATGGCGATATATCACCTATGAGCTTTCATGAAGCTC